ATAAAGATAAATATCAAAAAGCCTATGCATCTGTAAAACCCATTCTTGATGATTGTATAGATAGAATACTTGAAGAAAAGAAATGAATGAACTGATAGAAGAGATCATAGCTGAGATCAAAAGAGATATCGATCTAGATAATATGATGGCACTCAGAGATATGCTAACCCTGCTGTTAGAGAATGGAGAGAACAAACATATACTGACTCGCTACCTATCTGAGTTTCCAGAACTACGAGAAGAGTACAAGGACAAGACATGAATGACCCAGTAAATCCAAATCATTATAAAGATGGCGACATAGAATGTATTGATGCAATAGAAGCCAGTATGACTCCAGAAGCTTTTGCGGGTTACTGTAAGGGTAATGTTCAGAAGTATATCTGGAGATACGAAAAGAAGGATGCACTGATCGGCTTAAAGAAAGCCCAATGGTATCTAGATAAACTAATTAGTCTTTATGAAGATTAATAAAATACTCGGCCTCTACAACAGCTAGAGTCTTAGACCTATTCCTTTTAATAATAACTAACGGTTGATGCACTCCGCAGTTTGCAGATGCTTGATCGTAAGCCTTCCATATATTTAAAGCTTCCTGGTTCTTACACTCAATAGAGTAAGGAAAAGCATCTCTCGCTTCTTTAGAGAGAATAACATCTTCTCCACCAGCTCCCATAGATGTTGATTTAACATTCTCTGGGTGTATGTCTAATAATTCTATAAGTTTGTCTCTAACCCATTGTTGGAGTTTACGACCTTTTTGTTTTGCTGACTGTGGTTTCATTTCTTTTCTACTGGTTGATGATATACCATTACTAAGGCATCGCATTCTGGGCAAGATAGATTAGTTACAATTTCATAATCCTCATTGCCATAATCTTCTCCTGTATGATCGCCGCCCCAGATAAGTTTTTCTTTACAAGACCAACAATTCATAATATCTCCTAAAAGGTGCTAGGTTGGGATGTGAGGTGTATTTTTATGGAGTACATTTCACCCTGAAGACCCCTAGCGGAGCCTATTATTCTATAAAGACGGCTTAGAAGATTCTCCGCTATCTTCTTGGGCCATGCTTGGTGGTACATCAGCTTTCTTCAGAGGAGCTATGCCATCACCTTTAGGAGTTCTAAACGCCACAACTTCGTTAGATGTCTCTCTATATGCAGGGTTCTCGTTCTCACTATTATCTTTTTCAGAAATAGTACAGACCATTACTTTACCCTCTAACTTAGTCGCATCTTCTGGTGGTGTTTGAAGACCACAAGCATTTAACAAACGTTTAAAGTCTGAAGCTGCATAGCCTCTAACCAACTCTTGTTTCTCGCTGTCGTCATTCGTGTACCAAAGACTAAAGTATTTTCTAATCATCCAACCATTAAATTTAGGTTCGTTATGAACCTTAACTACTAGCTTGATGCTCTTGTTACCAGAAGCAGATACGTGTGGTACGCATTCACTAATAATACAATTATAATCACCTTTCGGTATAAAAGAGGATGATTCCTCTCGCTCAGATTCTACGTTTGTAAAATCAATTCCATCAAAGTCAGACATTAGCTTCTCCTTTAAATCCTAACTTGTTAATAATATGCGTCAAGTTAGGTTCCTCAAGGGTATCTAACTTTCCACTCCTGTCCTTAGCGATATAATTAGCGCCAAGATTTGTTTGCAACCAACGTTCGGTTGACTTCTTTCCCTTATCATCTTCAACATCAAATGTTCTTAAACATAAGACTTCATCAAAGAAATAAGGAATTTGTGTAGGCAGTTTAGTACCAACCATCATTGGCTGATAGTGCAACGAACCTGTTGCGTCATCTCGTACTTCTTGCTGTTTAGCAATAAACACAACATGAATAGGTAAGTCTCTAAATCTACGCATAGTTTTAGTCATTATCTGAATAACTTCTCCGTACGCTTTTCTAGGGTCTTTACTTTTCTTTAACTCATTTGCTAAAACAATCTCTGACATTTCTGTCACGCTGTCTAAACAAACAGTATCGTAGTCTAACGTGCCACTTTCTAGTAGCTGTGCAATCTCTTCTATCTCAGCAGCTTCTTTGACTTCAATAGCAGTCACATTAGTAGCGTCCTTAATAGATAGAAGTCCAGCTTCCATACTAACAACAAGAGTTTTTCCTGGAACAGTCTGACAAAGAGATGTTTTACCAACTCCTGAAACACCATAAACCAAAAGTTTAGCGCCCTGCAATTCGACTAAATCACTGGGACTTTTTATACGACTTATAATATCGCTCATTTTACTTTCTCCTAAAGATAAAATATTAGTATACAGAACAAATTTTCGTCTGTATACTTTTAGTTCAAAATAAATTTATTACAAAAAGAACAATGAGTGAAGTCAATAAGAATCAATGGAAAGTAAATTATCTATACAGGCTCAAGGAGTTGTGCAATAAAGAATTAGAACCTTTGTACAATAACAAACTAGAACCAGAATACAAGGAGAGAGAAGTGAAACGTATAAGTTTAAAAGATTATATAGCCTATATAGGCAACGCGGGAGCAGCAAAATTATTTGAATGCTCAGAATCAACAGCATCATCTTGGAGATATGGAAGGCGTCAACCTTCTATAAAACAGGCTAAGAAGATTATCAAAGCAGCAGATGGCAAGCTAGACTTTGAATCTATCTATGGACCACTTGAAACTACATTTGAAGAATAACAGAAGTGTTCAACGTCAAAGCAACAGCAGAAGACTCTGCGTTGGATTTAGCGCTTGCCTATGCAGAATCAGGCTTTAGTGTAGTTCCACTCCTTCGTCACAACAAAGTTCCGCCTAGAGAACTTGGTAGTTGGCAGAGATTTAAGAACGAACAACCAACAACAGAAGAAATAACAAGATGGTTTAAAGGTCGTGACGATTTAGTCGTAGCCTTGGTAACTGGTAAGTTCCTTGTTATAGATGCAGATACCCCAGAGGCAGTTATATGGGCTGCTAATAATTTACCTGTTACCCCTCTAAAGGTAGCTACTGGTAAAGGTATGCACTATTACTATAACAATCCAGAAAATTTTACAACTTATGTCGCTCGAAGGGTCGCAGATTATGACCCAGACAAGCTTATTGATATAAGGGGCGTCGGTGGTTTGATTATTGCACCCTACAATATTCATGCTACTGGCGTCATTTATGAACCTCAGACAATACCAGATTGGAAGCTACACGATACAGGTGATCTACCAGATTTTACCCGTGCAGATTGGATTAAGGTAACAGGCGCAGACAAGATAAATGGCCAACCTATATCAACACCTCTATCTCTTGAAGCAGCAGCAGAGGGAAGTCGTAACGACACCGCAGCTAGGTTAGCAGGCTATTTGATTGCCAAAGGATTAAACGTAGACTTTGCGCAGTTCTTTTTACAGTCTTGGAATAGAAGTAACAAACCACCTTTATCTGACTCAGAGATAGCTACAACAGTTAACTCTATTATGAAGACGCATGAGCGTAAGAACCAAGCTGCCCCAGCCTATACTTCTAAGAATAGAGTTATAAAGCAACCAGCTAATCTATATTCTCCTCCAGGTATTCTTAAAGATATCTACGAATACTCAGAGAAGATAGCTCAGATACCTCAGCCAGCACTTAGCTTGCAATCAGCTTTAGGACTAGGTTCTGTTGTTGCAGGTCGTATGTATAAATCAGATATGAATAACTTTTCATCTTTATATTTTATGTGTATCGCTAAATCTGGACAGGGTAAAGAGAATACCAAGACTGTCATTGAATCTATCTTAGATGCTTCTGGCCATGTCGATCTTCTAGCTGGAGATGGTTATACATCAAGTGGTGCTGTCTATAGTTTGCTACGTCATAAACCAACGCATATCACTGTAATGGATGAGTTTGGTAAAAGATTAGAGAGTATAGCTAAGTCATCTAACTCTAATAAAGAAGACGCCCTGCAGGTTCTCATGGAAGCATGGGGTCGTTGTCATGGCACTATCAGACCAGATAACTATTCGCTTATGAATATGTCTAGCAAACAACAGCAAGAAGCTATGGATAGATCAACCATTAAGCCATCAATAACACTAATGGGTATGAGTGTGCCAAAGAACTTTTACGGCGCTTTATCTACAGGAAGAATTGTAGACGGCTTTTTAAATAGGTTTTTAGTTGTTGAGTCTAAGCTCCCAAGAGTTGTTGGTAAGATGGTTCCGTTTATTGAGCCACCTCATAATGTATGTGAGTGGGTTAGAAAGATGAGAGAGACTAACAATGAAATGGAAGAGCTTGCTAAGAACAATTCAGAGATGGACTTTAAACAGCGCGTACTTACTTTTGATAATGAAAGTAAAGAGTTACTAACTACACTTGCTTACAAACTAATAGAAGAACAAGACATATTAGAGAAGGATGGCTTAGAGGTACTACTGTCTAGAACTAGAGAGAAGTCTATGAGACTGGCCTTGATCTGTGCTTTAGCTGACGACCCTAAGACTACTATTATTAGAGGCGATATAACTAAGTGGGCTATTGATTATGTGTATTACTACGACCAATTACTTGTAGATAACTGTGAAGATAAGGTTGCTGGTTCTGAGACAGAAGGCAAGATCAAACAGGTACTAAGCTTTATTAGGTCTCAAGGTGATATAGGTATTAGTAAGCGTGATATAGATAGACGTGAAATATTTAGAAGTATGAAGTCATACGAGGTTAAAGAGATCATAGAGAGACTTAAGAACTCTGGAGAAATCCAAGAGAAAGATGTTAAGTTAAAAACTACAGGTAGACCAACTAAACGTATTGTCGCAATCGACCCAGAGTTCTTTGAGGACTAAGCTAGTCCTTGAAGGTTTTGATCTATTTGATTACGTCTGTCAAATATCTCTTCGTTAGCTGGATTTCCACCTAACAAACTTCTGCTCATAGGTACTTGATTTTGAGCGCCAAGATTAGCAGAGGTAACTTCTGGTAACTCTAAAGGTGTCATAGCAATAGGTGCTTTAGGATCAACAAAGTTATTTCTAAGTCGTTGTTCTGAATCTTGATAACCTTCACTTATTACTTCTGCAGGTAGTTGAGTTGAAATACCTCTTCTTATAGGTTGACCAATCCCAAGAGTATCGTAAATACTCGGCAATTCTTTAATTATTTGTTTATTTGACATATCTCCAGCCAACCAAGCTGTAAATCTTTTACTTCCTAGTAGGTATGACATGCTTCTTAACATTCCGAATTGAGGCAAGGCTTGTAAAGGTTTAAATATAATTCTAAACATTAATCCTCTAGTAAACAAATCACCTCCGCCAGATACTTTTTCACCGCCAACTATAAACTTAGACCTTGTGGCTGCTTTTCTAAGTAATTTAAACTGAGCCTCGCCAAAAGTTTCTTTAAGCACAGACTCTCCATATCCAGTAGGAGAGAACATAGCATCATAAAATTTCTTCTCATTAAACAATTGTTCAATTACATCATCACCTGGTCGAACATAGTCACTTAATATTTTTCTCATTGCAGATTGTTGAAACTCTTTAAACTCTACAGAGTCAGGTCCAAGTAATTGTCTTACTCTTACAATATCTTCTGAATTACCTGCTTTAAATAAAGTATTTACTATATTCTCTGAATCTATATTACCGCTTTGTATTTTCTTAAATACTTCTATTTTTCCTAATTCATCAAGTTGTGAGTTGACGCTTATTTTAGTTTGTAAATCCTCAATAACATTATCTACATTTGTAGTTCCTGTTAACAATTCATCAAGCTCTTTACTTGTTCCTACATCAATTAAGTCATCGGCTTGCCTCAAAGCTTTTAAAAGCTCGTTATTTTTAGTAGGCCCAAATAAAACTTTTGGTGTTGTCCCGTATCCTTCAATTGCATTTGCTATTAGTCTATAATTAATCTTTCCTTTAGAAGACCTTTTAGTTGATTCTACTATTTCTCTTATAAATTCTCTTTGTAAAACTCCTCGTACTTCTTCAGAATTTTGGAATGCTGGATTTTTTACATCTATATCTGCATCTTTTAAAATATTTCTTGTAGTTTTATTAATCTCTAGAGTGCTTCTTACAGGAGCTTTAGACCTATCAACTCTTCCTGATCCTTCAAATCTTTGTTTTTTTAATGCTGAAGTATCAACATCTAAAGTCTCTAAATATCTTTTTACTTGATCGCCATTATTTTTTTTAAAAACAATTTTTGTAAGAATTTTATCTATGTCTTGACCGCCGCTAACTGCATCAAACATTAAATCCTTAACTAAAGCTTGGTCAAAGGCTTGCATACCTGAAGCATAAAATGAGTTAGCTATTTTAATAGATTTTATTTGAGCTTTTATTTTTTTAGGTATAATTTTTTTATTATCTGTAATGTCCGCTATAACTCTTTTATGATAAGCAAGATTTCTATCAAATTGTTCAATGCCTTGCAACGGAGATATAAAATCAGAATCATTTGCTAAATTATCAAGATTAGTTTTTATTGGATTTATTTTTGCTAAAATATTTGAAAATTCTTGTTTAGCTTCATTTATCTCAGCTTGATATAATTCTTTCATCAAAGGATCTAATTCATCTGTTAAAGTTTTTACTTTTGCTTTAAAAGCTGATGTTTGCATATCTAATAATTTTAGAGCAGCTACCCTTCCTTCAGAATCTGCTAGAGAGGCAAGTTGACCTAAATTAGCTTCTGATAAGTCTTGTAATTCCTT